CCACCAGTACCGGAACCGGTACCCGCCCCTGACTTGATGGTCAGCCCGCCGCCCGCAATGTTCTCACCAGCGATGGCATCTATGGACAGGGTTGAGTCAGCCGCATCGAAGCTGATGTCATTGCCGTTGACAGCCAGGTCACCTGCCACGGTCAGGTCGCCAGCAAGGGTCAGGTCCTTGGCAGCGAAATCAATAGTAGCGCCACCACCCTTGACATGGAAGGCGGCATCAGATTCCGTCTCCGTGTAGTAGCGGCCATCAAGGTCATAAGTACCAACTGAGGTAACATGACCAAGGGTGTTAACTTCAATATCCTGCAGGACTATGCCAGTGGCATTGTTGGACGAAATAGCTGTCTGGGTTGGGTGGGAGTAGTCGAACACACCCGTACTCGTTGTATAATCAAGGTCACCTGTGGCACTTACAGCAGCCTTTACACGAGCATCCGTGTAGTAGAGGTTGGTGCCTTCAGCGAGGTCAGCCGTGTCAAAGTCGCCCATGTCAACCTTGAGCGCTCCACTGTCGAAATCAAGGCCGCTAGTTGCCTTAAGGTTAACGGCTATCTTCCTCTCGCCTGCTGTTGACCCCGTAAACTCAATACCTGCCGCTGTGTCTATGTCAGCGGTAATCTCCGGCTCCCAGCCTTCGGCTGCTGTTTGGGCTACCGCAATACCATCCTTGCCGACAACATTATCAACGTAGTTACCAGTGGTATCCGTGCCCAGGGCCACTGAGTTGACCTGGATGGTGGCCACACCTGCGTTGTCGATTAATACGTCACCTGAAAGCGTCTGGTTCTTCCACTTGTCTACCCCTGCACTTCCGTCAAAAACAAGGATCTGCTTATCGGCAGGGCTTGCAATGGTAACGTCGCCCTGTTCCGCAAGTGTATCCTCTGCGTCATGGATGGCATTGATCCGGGCCTCTACTGCGGAGACGGTAGGTACTGACACATTTGACGCAGCCCATGTTTCAGTGGACAGCAGAACGGTGTCTGCATGAAGATCACCAAACACAATGGATGCCGCCGTGATGGAAGCCACGCCCTCCTTGGTGATCGCAATGTCACCAGTAAGCAACTGGTTCTCCCACTTGTCAGTCGCGTCGTCGTAAATTAATAAGTGGGCGTCAGTTGGGCTCGCCTCAGTGACGTTACCGATGTCACCAAGGTCTGCGGCTGCGATGCGCGCATCAGCCCTGGTGTCTGTGTAGTACAGGTTGGTTGACCCCTCAGCAACAAAGTCAGTATCAATGGCAAAGTTTATCCACTTGGTTGAGGTTAGGTCGTACTTGAGCAGGTGCCCCTCAGCCAAAGTACCAAGGTTAACATCGTCCTGCTCTGCCAGGGTGTCCTCTAATGCGTGGAGGGCTTCGATCCGGTCATCAATGGCCTTGGTCGTGGCCAACATGGTGTCATTTGCGGCCCATGTTTCACCTTCTATGATAACAGCATCGGCATGAAGGTGCCCAACAGTCAGGTCAACCAGGGACACTGCGCCACTTGTGACAGAGAAGTCTGCAGCAGCAAAGCTTGAGATGCCCTTGGCGGTATCGGTGGCGTCATCAAGGTCAAGCTTGGCCTGGGTGATGGCCGCGTTGGACTTGACGTCAGCGTTAACAATGACACCAGTGGAGATGGATGTCAGCCCTGCCTTATCAATCCCTATGTCACCGGTGACGAGCTTGTTCTGCCACTTCTCCACCCCGCTGGTATTGTCGTAGACAAGGAGGTGTCCATCAGCCAGTGACCCCTCGGTTACATTATTAATGTCCCCCAGGTCCACTTCGCTTCCGTCCCAGGCAAAGGTGACTGTCTGGTCCGAGTGAGTAATGTCTATAGCGGTTGAGCCAGAGAACACCAGGACATTACTATCAAGGTCAACAGCGCCCTGTGTATTCAGGGTGGAACCCTTTGCCGTGTTGAAGTCAAGGTCCTCGGCTGTAATCTTGGTATCCACGTACGACTTGACTGCAAGCGTGGTGGGGATCTTTGTGTTGGTTTGCTCACCAGCAGTTGCAATACCCTCACTGCTGAGCGTGATTGCATCAGCATCAAAATGACTGACCAGGAGGTCAACAAGGGTGACGTCGCCAGTACTGACCACAAAGTCAGCAGTATTAAACTTGGCTACACCTACTAATGATGCAGTGGCCAGGTCTGCTGACAGGGTGAGCTTGTTCGCGCTGGTTCGGACAACATTGATCGGGTCGGTCCCGGCCAGTTCAATATCAGAGGCAGTCCCGGAGGCAGGGGTCAGGGTAAGCTTAGTGGTGCTGGTTGGGACGGCAACTGAGTAGAGGGTATCCGTGTCGGCACGCCACCCCGGGACACCGTTTCCGTCTGTCTTCCACACCAGACTGTCGTCGGTGGCAGCCGTACCCGAGACAAATCCATCCTGGTCAACGGCATTGACTAACCAGTCGTGGGTGTTCGCCAGCGTGTCATGGTCAACCAGTGAGCCCATCTTGACCCAGACATCATCCTCGTTGTAGACATAAAGGACGTTCTCGTCCTCCACCCATGTAGAGGAGCCCTGGCTAGGCGTGTAGAATGTCCAGGCGGACCCAGACCATTCAGCAATCTTTCCGTCCTCGCCGGACCAGGCCCCAGTGCCGCTTGCTGCCACGATGTACCGGTCACTCGTGCTAGGGCTGCCCGGGGGAGTTGCGAGGTCCTTGTCCAGCACAGGCTCCTGCCAGTCAACACCCTGGATGGCTGCGGAGATTGTCGAGTTGATCTTCTGGGCTGACCACAGGTCGGTGACCCCGGTAGCGTCGTCGTCGATTGAACGGTGATAGGTCGCACTGTAACCGGACGTGCTGTTGTGGGCGATGTCCACATCATTGATCATGGTGGCATCAATGTGCCCGGCAGCATCCAGCTTGACCGGCTTGGATGCGGAACCAACCCCAGCACTTGTGGCAAGGAACTCATCTTCCTTGAAGTACCTGCCGTCAAGGTCAAGTGATGCAAACGTGCCGTCTGTATTATCGTAAGACTGAAGGACCGCCCCATTAGCATTGGATGCCGTGGTGATTGCTTGCTGTGCCCTGGCAGTTGTGTGGTACTCGTTGGTGCCTTCCGGTAAATCGGATGTGCTGACCTGCCCTGTGCCTGTGCCGAAATCAATCAGGGTGCTATCAATGCCGTCAGTCTTCAGCACCACGGCACCACCGGAAACAGTGAAGTGATCACTGCTGAACGAGGCGATTCCGGAGTTAGTGTACGTGGCATTCTCCCCGGAGATAGTCAGGGTGTTGGCGGTATCGTTGTAGGCAATATCAATGCCCTCGCCTTCCTTAAGGAGATTGGCGGTACCCTCTCCAATCCGGTCATCAACCCGTTCATCTGTGTAGTACAGGTTGGTACCCTCAGTAACAAAATCTGTGTCTATCGCAAAGTTGATCCATTTTCCTGCAGATGCGTCATACTTCAGGAGCTGGCCAGTAAGCGGGGTAGTAAGGTCGGTATCGGTAAGGTCGTTCAGCGTGGTGACTGCATCAGCCACCGCCCACTTGGCGCTCTCCCCGGTCCCAGTGTACTGCAGGTACTTCCCGGCAACCACCCCGGTCTCGTCCACGTTACCCAGGTCGCCCAGCACATTGTCCGTAAGGACCTCATCAAGAAGGGCGGACGGAACCCATGCACCCGCACCGCTCAGGGCGCTGCTGTGCCACTTCAGGAAGTAATTGTTGGTGGGGGTGGTGGGGACATCGGTGTCCGCCATGTCGGACAGGTTGGTGGAAACCGCAGCGGCCACCGTGGTGGGGTACCACCTGTTGTTTTCGCCGTCCCAGGCAAGTACATCATTGGCAGACGGGGCTGTGACGCTTATGTCCTTGCCCTGCAATTGTCCAGCGTTCCAGTATGCAAGGGCTGAACCTACGGCAGCATGGCTAACCGTGGTGTCTATGGTTACGTCTTCAGTCCAGTCCACCCCGGAAATAGTTCCAACAGCATCGCCGGTAAGGGTAATGCTTCTTGTCGGGGATATCTTGGAGGCAATGCTGGCGGTTCCTGTAAGCGCACCTGTAAGGCCATTACTGAAAACAGCGGCCTCATCGAATGTGTTGGCAGCATCCCTAAGGGCTACATTGGATGGAATCTTGGATGACGGCAGTATCCCTGAGATGTTAGCCAGGTCCAGGTTGGCCTCAACAACATCAAAGTAAATGGTACCACCCGAGTTGGTGATGGTAACCTTGGTTGACCCAGCCTGTAGATTGGACAGGTCAGTGGACTCTATGTAGTTCCCTATCGGGACCCACTTAAGGAATGTGGCATCTGCAGGGTCAAGCTTGTCATCCCAGACATACATGTCCAGCGATGTGCTGTTCCCGGCCAGTCTTTCCCTGCGCCATATGTATGCCTTCCACTTCGGGGAAGCGTTCGCATTCGGGACATTGGGTGTGCCGTCACTCCTGTCATTGCTTATTACAAATGTTGGCATCAGGACAAGCGTATCTTAAGAGTGCCGCTGGAGTGGTACATGGCCCCCACCATGACACCGCCCGCAGCAGCAGCCGTGTCATTGGCGTAATCACTGAGCCCATCAAATTGTACAAAGTTACCTATCTTCTTCCACTTAAGGTAGGTGGCATCTGATGTGGCGGTATCGTCCCACAGGTATATGTTTACATCAGATCCCGTGGTGTTGCGCCTCCAGAAGTAGGACTTCCATTTTGGAGTCCCAACCGCATCAGGCACATTAGGGCTACCGTCTGATTTATCATTGGATACTACTATCATATCGTGGTGCTGTAAGTTGTCCCCTGACATCCTGCGGTTGAGTCGTCAGTACTGGTGTTGCAGGTGCCGCCTGCCAGCTTTGGTAGCTTTGACCCAAGGCTATACTTCACCGTGACCCTGTCCCGTGCATCAAGATATAGACGTGACCTGCCTTTAACAAACGACTGCCAGTAGGAATCGTGCAGGGGCAGGTCATGGTCAACCTCCCTCGATATCTTTGCCTTAACAAAGTCGGCAACAATTTCAATCACGGGCTCATCGAACGTAAGGACATCGGTGTCAGCAAAGGTGCTCTTGATACCGTCATAGAATATTTCCACCTTGTCCGTGGAATCAATCTTCGGGAACACGTAGAAGTCGCCCCCCTTGGGAGAGATTGATATCAACTTGAGCCCCTGCGCTGCCCCGCAAATCATGTCATACCTGGAGGACCATGGATATTGTGTCAACGGGATGCTGGCGCATGCAGAATTGTCGTCTGCTGAATCTGACAGGTCATCAGCCCAATCGAAGTCCTCACTGGCATCAATAAGGTATGCGTCAGTAATCCGCATGTCACCCTCAAGGAACCCGACGCTGGCCTTCTCCTCGTCAGCCAGTGGCTCTGAATCCTTGATGGACCCATTAAGGCTGTACGTTACCTGCTGGTCCTTCCGGTAAAACTGGATGTTCGACTGGATGTCTACGGCTGCATTCCGTATCTGCCGGTCGATGAATGTTTGGATGTTGAGGCGGTCCGAGTCAACGGTTAGTAATTCCCGGACACCAGCTTTGAATTCCTGCCATGTCATGTCACCATATATTTATGGTATCATCCCAACTCGGCAAGCTATTTTGCCTTCTTAGCGGGCTTGGGCTTTTCGACTGGGACCGGCTTAATGATGTCAGCCAGGTCCAAATCTTCAGGCTCCTCAGCCGTGGATGACTTGGTTTCGTTTTGCACATCCAGAACATCCTCTGTCTGGGTACCTATATGTGGTTGCTGATTTCCCGGTAATGGATTGTAGGCGGTCGAGATCCCCGCTTTTTTTTTAAGCTCAAACTGGTACTCCTCTTCATTCAGGGAGTATATCCAGCTTGTCTTTTCAAGAATCTTCTGCTCTTCCTTAACCTGGGTTGAGTATAATCCTAACCATTGGCCAGCCTCACGAATATATGGTTCAAATGGGAAGAATATATCGTCGATGACGATCTTGCGGTTACATGCCCGCACCATGTAGTGCTTTACTGTTTCAGCCATAATCATAAGTAGGTGGAGCGGGCTTGGCACCCGCCCCACCTGTTTGTACCACCACCAAACCCCTGAGTTCAATCAGGAACGAGGCAATTGTTACAATTAGTAGACTTAGCTCGCCGTGCAAGCGGCTGCACTTACTGCAGGACATGCTCCAGAGAAGTTCTCGATAAGCGCATGTCGGTTGGTGTCGCCCACCCGCACCTCGAACGTCTTCGAGTTCTGGATGTAATGGTTGACATTGGGCTGGATCACGCAGTTGTACAGGTCATCGGCCACGTTGGTCTGGCGCTTGACTGACTTGGTCTTGATGACATTGATATCAATGTCGGACCAGTCCAGCAACCAGAGCCCACGTCCAACAGCCTTGTTGTCCGTATCGAAGGCCGCCAGGCGGTCATCGAAGTACGGGTCCGTGAAGACTGCCAGCTGCACTCCCTCATCAGGAATGTCGTATATGTTGGATTCCAGTACCGTGACTCCGTTGTACGAAAGCTTCTGGCCGGGCTGGATATACATCCTTGGAGTGTCCATGCCGTACTTTTTGACGTAGTAGGCGTGCATGGCGCTCCTGATATTGGAGGCCGTCATCCGGTCCGTCATTGCGTCAATGACATCAATAGTCCCGGAGGTTGTCTCACGGTTGCGCTTCAGGAGATACAGTGTATTGAACAACGTATCCAGGCTGAGAGCAGCACCAGATGAATCCGATATGCGACCGCAATCATTCAATTGCTTGCGGATACCGTGTGTGTTGGCCTTGTACTCAAGGTGGCAGTCAGTATCATTGGGGTCCATGACCTTAGGCAGGTCCATGTAACCTTCAACAGTCTGTTTCTCATTGATTGCGTCACCGTAGAACACCGTGTTGTAGAATGAATGCTCCATGAACATCTCCTGCTGCTTGCGCTGTTGCGCAAGCGGGAGCATCTTGAATTTCTTCCAGTAATTACTGGTCAGAGGTGCCTGTAGCGCCTTGACGTACTCGTCATTGAAGCAATGTGTCCAGCGCATGGTTTGCTGCCAGTACTCAATGAGCGTGATGTCATGGACTGAGGGTGGATTGTGACAGTAGCTCTCATAATCACTGACGGAGTTCGCCAGGATCATCAGGGTTCCGAGGGAATCACCGTCAGGTTTATAAAGCTTCTTTGCCGCAGTCGATAGTGAATCATAGGCACCAGAAGTGATGTTCGGCTCAAGGACCACAAGAGCTCTTTCCTCGCTGCTTTCAACAAGGCTACATGCCGCAACAATCTTGAACTGTGACGAGACAGCGGCATTAGAGTTAGCTTGGTCCCGGAACTCAACATTAACGTACATTCCTGGGATGAAGAATTTACCCAGGTCCTTGAGTGCGCTCTTGAATGTGGAGGTCCCGGTATTAACCTTAAGCTCCCAAGCGCCGTTATGAGTGGTTGTCCCGCCAGTTGTGCATGTGACTGTACCGTTTCCAGATACAACACCGAAGTAGTTGGCGTTGACCACGTTACGCCTTGGAACAAGGGTAAATGGTGCGATGACGCTCGGGCTGCCGCTCGACTTACCCTCGTCGAGGGCCACGTGGCGGCTTAGCAGCAAATCCGTGAGTGATCTTTCACGAACGCCAGCAAGCCTAGCCTCCTTAGTCTGGGCAATGATTCGATCCATCTGGACTTCTTTGTTGTTTTGATCTTCAAAGTCCTGCTTGGTGAATGCCCGAATTCCTGCACGGGTTAGCGTGCAGCCGCACGAATCATCTACTGAGATCATCCGAGGTGTACAGTTGTCAGTTGGGAATGCCATAATATATATGTAGTTCTAAGTTGCCCTTATGGTAAACCCACAACTGCACATCTCCAGTTCCCAACAAAAAAACCCGGAGAAATAATGCTCTCCGGGTTTTGTGTAAAAGTTCCGCCATACAGCGGAATGCTTTAGCTCATGCCTAGCGTCTCAAGCACATCTTGCCCGAGGGGTCGTTGTGTGTCATGAGGCTCAGTGTCCGCGCTGCCTGGGGACACTGACGGAGTCGACTTCGGGGGAGTCATTGGCTGCACATCTTGCTCCAGTGTCGCGCCTACTTTCTTTCCAGTTGCGGAATTCTCCTGCGCTGACCTCACGAATCCGTACTGTTCAGCTATCTTTGTGGTTCTCTCGATCTGGCCGCTTGCGCTTTGAACTGCGTTTGCAGCAATCAAATCAAGAATGTCTGTGTTATCAAACGTCCAGTTCTTTTCAGCCTGCCCGGATCTTGCCAGCTCGGCATATCTCCCTCGGTTAACAAAGGTCTTGCCGTCCCGCACGCGGCTATCTCCGCCATTCTGCTCGAACCATTCACCGTTCCTGTTGATAAAATCAAGCAGCCAGGCGTGGTTGGAGTTGTTCTGGTCGTACTCAGAGACATTGTTTGCAAACCCAAGGTAATCCTTAGCAAGTGCTGCTGCTTGGTTGATGCTCTCAGTATACGCTGCTGTCTCCAGTGGGTACTTGGATGAGGCAGCTTCAAGCCCGTCATTCCTCATGCTCTTTATGGCATCGTTGTCAATCATGCCTATGATTTTATCCGTAAAGTCCACGACCTGCCTGTCGACTTGTGGGCGCAGTTCAAGCTCCTTTTGCTTCCTGGTGATTACGTCTATCTTCCCCTGCATCTCAGACTTGGCCCTGGTGGTGGCGCTCTCCTCGATCAGCGACCTCTCTACCTTCCTCCGGTCTAATGGCCCGAATTCAGGACGGTTACTCTTGACCCAGTCCTGGAACTCATGGTCGTCGTCATCAAGTGAACGACCGTCCTCCAGTGAGGCCTTGGCGTACTCATCCATTTTCTTGTAGTAATCTACAAATTTACTGGATAGTTCATTATACCGTGATGGATCTACTCTCTCAGCGTGCTTAACGATCTCATACTCGTCACGCTGGGTATCCGGCAGGCTGTTTAGGTACTCGGATAACTCGTCCTTAGCCGACTCCTCCGGGACAGCAACCGGCACAGGCAGCTTCATTTCCTCATGAATAGCCTCACGAACAGTCTCGGTGAGCGTCTCAGCCAGTGGCTCAGTACGAACTGAGAATTTCTTTTTCGGCTCCTCCTTAACTTCCTCAGGCTTCTCCTCGGCCAGCTCAGGGGCTGGCTCAGGCTCAGGGGCTGGCTCAATATCCTTCTCGGTATCATCCTCAGCAACCACGCCCAGGTTTTCCCATAGTGACTCCAGCAAGGGATCATCCTTGCCAGCTACGGGCTCTTGTGGTTCCTCAGGCTCCTGTGGTTGCGCCTCTTCGGCTTGTGGTTCAATAGCCTCCTTAGGCTCCTCTAGTGTGGTGGTGGTTTCTTCTAGCATTTTACTCCTCTTTCTTGAACTTTATTTCGCGGATCAGGTACGGATAGGACTTGGTGTCAGTCTTGCCGATTCCTTTAACCCCCAAATCCTCAATAGGCATGGCGTCAACCTCCTTCTGGGCTACCTTCAAGGCTGGGTCCATAGCCCACTCCATCTTTGCTGATTCTGCGAAGGCCCACATGCGCTTGATCGGAACCAGCAGGTTGAATCCCTGCGTTGATGTTCCCCTGACCAGCATCCCACAGTAAAGACCGGCATCTGTAAAGCACCCGCCGCCACTGCTTCCAGGGAAGGCGACAACAGTGGCCTGTGTTAGGGTGATCTTGCCATTCAGCAACCTGCCATGGGCGCTTAACCGGCCATCCGTTATCGACCCGGCCCCATCAGATCCAAGCAGGCTTCCTGCATGCCAGAGATGTTCGCCTACAGGAATAAGCTTGCCGCCCTTAGGGTAGAACTTGGTTGTCTCTGATGCCTCAAAGTCCTCAGCCAGCACCTGCAGCAAGGCCAGGTCATGACCTGTCTCGGCATCACTGTACTTGAGTACCTTGGCGTCCACCACCATCTCCCCAACGATACGTCCGTTCTTAGGGTTGCGCAGCTTGCGCACAAGGGACGGGTTGCCAAACTCCACGATCTTGAATGACTTCCCGCCGGAAATCTCCTCACGGGTAGACCGGAGGTGCCGTATGACATGAGCGGCAGTCCACGCCAACAGGACATCCTTGTCCCCGAACTTGCGCTTGAATAGGGTGCCGCTCCCCTCTGATCTGCTGTACTCACCCTGGGCACGAACAGTGACAGAAATATCTGTCAGGTATTTTGGTATTGATTTCTCCGCTGCTTGCGCATAGGCACCAACAAGCAGGGCCGCTATAGCTAGGGACCTTATTGTTTTCATTTTATTACACTGGCATTGCCCCGGCTGGTACGTTAGGTGGTGGTCCTTGTGGCATGCCCTGTGGTGGTCCTTGTGGTGGGCCTTGTGGCGCGCCCTGCGGCGGCCCGCCCTGAACGGCGGATAAAATCTGCTGGATGGCCTGCGAGTTCTGCTGCACCTGCTGCATGAGTTCCTGCTGATCCGGCGGGGTCAACTCCTCGGACCCTTCCTCCTCCGGTATCTCCAGCTTGAGATTCACCCCGGCATTACTTAACCGGAATATCTCATTGATCAGGTTGAACAGCTGCCGCTTGCCGACCGACTGGGCAACCATCTCCTGTGAGATGATGGCCTGGAATAATCCCGTCAATGTCTGGGCTGACTGCACATTGGAGGTACGCTCCGATCCATCACGTGTGTTAAAGGTGTAATCATGAATCAAGTTAAACTTGCTGCCCATGATGGTGTGCGAGTTAACGTCCAGCTTCTCCTCCTGGTCCTCGTCAATGATTGTAAATCCTGCCTTGCTTACAGTATTCCTTGGGTAGCGGCTTATGACGGGTAGTAACAATGCGTCAGACCCACATGCAATGAGTGACTCGTAGCAAATACGTTTCATCGAGGCCCTGCCCTCATCAACCGCATCAGAGATGAATGAGTAAACCGACTCGGTTGTCCCGCTGATAACATTAACCTCAGTAGCGCTTATCTCACGGGGCGCTGGCTGCCCCTGCTCCTGTGGCGACAGTGACATAAGGCGCTCAGCCATGGCTATCAGCTGGGAAATGGAATTGAAAATTGCAGTGAGGTTATTGTTGGGTGAGGTGCGCACCACCTTGAAAATATTATCCGGCTTGGTGTCTATGCCCATCTCGCTAAGGCGCCTGAAGCTGGCCTCAAGCACATGGGTGGTGGCATAAAAGTTCTCACCCTTCATTGTGGCCCTGAAGTCCTCAAGCACCTGCTTGCCTTCATCAGTATCAGGGAAGACATCAGTATTCAGCACGGCCACCGAGAACAGGTCTGCCTTGGCTGTCTCAAGGAGCTGGCTCATCAGGTTGGTCAGCTGGTCCTGGAAGCTCATTAGCTCATGAGCCACTGAGATGTTGACTAGCCTGCTGTCTGACTCATTGAAGCTGAACACGGCGGCGGGGCTGGACGGCAGTATCTCAGCAAAGACAACTGTATTGTCACCAGCAACCTTAAGGTGCACCCAGACGGGGTACGGGTACTTGCCGATGCCCCACTCCCGTGGAACCATTTTCCAATAGTACTCAGCTATGAAGACCGAGACATCCTCCATCTCGCCACTATACAGTCCAACATTATTCTTGCGGTCATTCCTGATTGCCACGTCATTAAGGACATCACTATTCGGAGGCGTGATGGAACTGTAGTACTGGTTGAAGTAGGACGGGTAGTCCGTGAAATAGTTTACCGCATTGCTGGAGAACCCAACCTTGTCCTTATTAAAGAAGGCGCCGTTGTTTGACACGCTGCCAAACCTGGCAACATCCCAGTACCCAATGTATTCGCAACCGTTGTCGCTGTTAAGTGATGACAGTGCGTGTGCGTTGTCCCAAAAGATCCTGCTCGGGTGCGGGTTTACCCAGGCAACACCCTCCCGGGTAACCCGGCTGCGCTTTGAGATTCCCCCCTCGCTCCTTAAAAGATTCATGCCACGGGTGGCGGGCTCGCGCTCCCAATGGGCCTCACGCTCCCAGGCTGCACGCGGGAAGGCTATTGAATGCCCGTAAAGAAACATGTCGCGCATTACCTGTACCTGGAAGTGGCGATACCCAAACTGGTCAGCCATTACATCCATGCGCTGCGACAGGACATCTGCCCTCAGCTTGCCTACCTGTCCGGTTGTCCTGCTCTCGTACTTGAAGAACGGCCACATGCTCCCGTACTTATTGGACTGTGCGGCAAGGCGTCGAGTAATGATGCTGCGGACCAGGTTCACGTTGACCTCAAAGAACTTGGGCAGGTCTATGTCTATTATCTGCCCAGTGTCACTGCGCTTTACATAGGTGTCGGCACACTTGAGCTTTGTTAACTCTCCTGCACATTCTGAAGTGCTGATGCGCTTCTGCGCATACAGGATCAGCGGGTAGGTGTGCTTGTTTATAGGTGTGCTATCCCATGCCAGGTCAACGGCACTGTACAGGTGGTGGTTCCTAAGGCTGAAGCTTATGTTCTCGGATAGGCGCGAACCAATGTTATCCTCTACCTTCTTAAGCCTCTTGAGGTCTGCGGTAATCCTCTTCTTCTCATCAGGTGACGCACCTTCCTTGTCTGCCTCACGTGTTGTAAAGAACTCCCGGAGGCGTGCGTTCGTGGTACCTGACTCTTCTAGGATTTCAAAATCAACCATGGTGTATTATTGGGATTGGGCGTTTGCTAAGAAAGGATTCATAATTGGATAGGTGCAGCCCAACATGGGCCGGGAACCTGTCTGTCTCCAGCCACCTGTTAAGGGACCTCCTTGGGAGACAGAACATGTCGGCAATTTCCTTGGGCATCATTTTAGCCAGGCTGCATAGCATCTTAAATCGACTGCTGTCCCATGAGTAAACACCCAGGGTTCTGTAGTATCTTTCTAGCTTGGGGGATGCATCGCTCAGTACCCTGCGCTTTTCTTTTTTCCCTTTTTGTCCATCATCAGGACCATTGCTGCCGGGGGCTCCCCTCCCATGTCCTCCGGCTCCTCGGGTTCCATTTTTTTTTCATCACCGTACTGGTTGGCGATAACCTCATCTACCGACAAGGTGGCCTGGTCGTTTGTCACCTCATCAACTGAGGCATGAATTTCCAGGACGCACCCCTCGCCGGGGTCCTTGGCCTGAAAATAGTTTCTAAGTTCGTCGTCCATGGTTAAATCAAGTACGACCTTGTCCTTAACGGGCATGTTGTTGTGTGCCATAAATAACCCTATTAATAGTATCTTATCCGGAGCCGCAATGTATTAACTGAACATTATGATCTTCATGGGACAGCATAGCTCGCTGGCCATTCAGCTCCAACTTGAGTAAAGGATACGACAAACTGTCAAATTTGTGAATCCATTTTGAGCGCTTAGGTTTCATCGCGTCTTTCTTATCGGACTCCAATTGATTCAACATGTCAATGGTATTCGCACATGTGGCGGAAATGTAGATTTCATCCTGGAATAGCTTGGCAGTCAGCAATCTGATGCGGGCCTCGACGCTGCCCTTGCCCTTGGGACAGCCTATCAACTTTATCTGTCCATCAGAATAACGCTCCATATCCCATGAGTCATAGGAGCCTGAGCCCCCGGGATGCCACTGATTGATGGCGCTTGAGTCTGATATGTGCTGGAACCTGAATGGGTACTTCTTGCGCTTGGTCCAGTAGTTCATCTTGGCTAGTATCTCCTGAGCAAGGCGCTTATACAGGATCTTCTCGCCAATGTGGTCAATCTCATCGAAAACCAGCCAGATGTTACCAGCAGACGTGGGTATTAGCTGAGTAAATGTGACGCTACTATTCACTTGACCCAAGTCGTAGCCAATAACAATAGGGTGGCCCGCAACCGGATGAAGCCCGGTGTTGGCCACACCGTCGCCCCTGACATGAATGTCGGCATTGAAGTACTCCTTGAACAGTGCCTCACCAGTAGGCCTGTCAACCCATTCACCAAACAGCAGCCTGCGTTGCTCAACCGGGTCATGCTTCAGGATCTGGTTGAGTGACTTGACGTACTGCTCCGGCAGGTTCTTGACGTTCTCGCTGATCGGCACGTGGTAGACACTAAAGTCCTCATCCTTGTCCCCCGTCTCCTCATCGAAACATTCCTCGTAGAAGACCCTGTGAACCCAATGACTCGGGCCGTCAGGGTTGCAGCTGGCCGTGTACTGCTGTGGGCCGATGATGTTCCTGCGCCGCCCAAGCTGAGCAGCCACGTAGGTGAAGTACTCCCTGCCGGGACAGTGGGTCAGCTCATCCACATACACAAACGAGGGGGACATTCCCTTGACCCTGGGCTCAACGGCCTCAGCGTATGGGATGGAAACCAGCAAGACCCTGGACCAACCATTGTGCATATTGGCAATCCACAGGTGACGGTCCTTTGTATTTGGGTCCAGTCTTGAAAGGGTGTAGTCGAGCCCAATGCCAGCTCCCCAGTCAGGGAGCACCATGTTCTCAAGGTCGAACAAGACTCCCTCCTTACCAGTACGAATACTGGGGGAGATGATTAACGCGAATGCGTTCTCGTTCTCGTAGCAGTGGCGCACGAGTTTGTAGAGTAGGCCCACGGTTTTCCCTGAGCCCTTTTCGCCAGCGGCAAGTATAAACTTGGCCGCATCGTTGAACATATCTTCCTGCGTCTTGTTGAGATTTGGCTTCCAGTCCCCACTGGTGTTGGTGGACGGTGAACGAACGGGTTCCCCAGCCTCAAGGGCGCTCGCAATTTTCTCAATTTCCTGTCCGGAAATCACGTGGACTCAACGGTAAGGTTATTTGTCTTGATGGCAATGTTGTTCTGGATGGGAGTGAACCCGGGCTTGCCCTTGGGGCCGCCGCCCTTAGACGCATCCTCCTGGCGCTGTGCGAGCAATGCCTTAGCCATCAATGCCTTGTAGGCTCGCTCCTGCGCCTTGCCCTTCTCCTGTATAAGCCTCCAGCGATCTGTCCTCAGCATTGACTCGCGCTCAATGTCCATGCCAGCCGTCTCCCTAATCTCCTCGCTAGTCTCGCTCGCCATGGCACCCAGCTGCACTATATCCTTGGCCAACCCGGCAGCTATAAGGTCGTACACCGTAGTGATGTTCTTGTTGACGAAGGCTTGCAGGGCGATGGCTTCCTCAAGCTCCCTGCCAGCAAGGCCCATGCTTGTGAGCCCCTTCTTCAGGACGCCCTCTTCCCTCTCAAGCGCCTTGACTATCTCCTCCTCGGAGGTGTACGGGGTCTCTACCAGCTTCTCACCCCGGTTAATCTTCACGGCCTCGGTAGGCATCTGCATGAAGTCAGTAAGCTCCTTGGTTCCCTTGATGCGCCTACGTAACGTGGTCTGATGGCAACCAAGTAGCTCGGCTGCCCGGGACACGTTACCGCCCCTTGTCAGCGCATCCTTAACGTCCTCAATACTATGTTTGTTACTGGTTGGCATTAAATATGTATGTATGTGCCACTCGTAGTCTTGGCGTTAGCGTGCCCCATGAAGCTGGCGATATGCGGCATGTCTATGCCCTTGTTGTACATCTCAGTAGCATATGTGTGCCTCAGGCCATGGAAGGAGCAGCCAAAAATAATATTCCTGGATAATATCCTACTGAACTGAGTTGGCAACAGACTTCTGCGCTTGGGGTCGAGTTGGGTTATGCGCTGATCAGGGAACACGTACGTGCTGTTGGTGGACGGAATTTTCTTTATCATGCTCTTGAGGCGCCCAGCACCGGTTGCTGCATTCGCGCCAGTAAGCGGGACCTTGACTCTCCTTTGCCCCTTCCTGGTCCACACGACAACGTGATTAGGATCTGATAGACAGTCCCACTCAAGCGTGGCGATGTCACTGAGCCTCAGCCCAGCAAAGCGACTGAAGCCAATCGCATACCTCCAGAATCCATCTGTCTCTGCCAGCAACTTGCCCACCTCCTTGTCGCCAAACAGGCCGGACTGCTTCACCTCCTTCTGCTTGTGGCTCAGGACGTTAAGGTTTACATCCGCAAGCATTGATGGGTCATGGTCGCACCACCCATTGTATACTGCGTAGTAGAACAGTGACCGAATTGCACTGAGGATGGTTTTCCTGTAACCAGCCTTCCATGCCTTGGTTGTGTCGTTGATGTAGTCATTAATGTGCCGCTCTTCAACCTTCTTGATAGGGAGGTCAGCGACACCTGCGTCAGTCATCCACTTTGTGGCATATGACGAATGATTGGAGACTGTCCTGTCGGACACCCTTCCAACCCTGGACATCCATTTGGACCAGTCATCTAGTGCCTTGGCCACAATGGGTCCCTTCTTTCTTTTGCCCCTGTTCTTGGCCGGGACAGGCCTGGTGGTGGTTTTCATACTTTTGGTTTTGGCTTGCTGTTCCTGAACATCTCCAGGTACGCAGCCCATGCGTTACGTTTCTCGCGTGTTACTAGCTTGTTGCGTCGTGTATTAATCCGACGCTGAAGCTTGTTGATTGTCGTGCGGCGAATCCTTGCCTTGCGGAGAATGCTGTCCCTCTCTCTGGTTAACCCTCGTATCTCCTTGGTCAACTCGGAAGCCCTTGTCTGGGCATCCCGTATGCGCTTAAGCTCGGACTCCCTGTATGCATTCAGGTCCTCACTTAGCCTCTTTATTATTTCATCGCCCCCGATCAGTTCATTGAGGCTGTCTATGCTCTCCTGCATACTGGTCCCTCCATTTAATGATCAATGGCAAATAGTACTCCCTGAAATTACCCGACTTCTTTAGGTAGGCAAACGTGGGCTTCTTGCGCATATAGTCGCTTATGCGGCGCATGTCCGCCCTGCTTGCAAAGTCAGTGCCACACGCAATCGTGAATCTCCTGACAATATCAAGCTTGACTCCACCCCAGCTTGCTTCCTGGGATATGGCCTCGACCTCGTACTTAGTAAGCCCGCTTTTCTCAGCAAGCTCCCCGGTTGACA